AGGTCGAGGTAACCTTCGAGAACGTTGCCTTCGTTGGTATCGAATCTCTAAAGGTTACCTCGACCTTCACAGTCAAGGGTACAACCACTGCTGCTGTAGCAGGAACTGTTTACAACAGCTAATAGCTCCAACTTGGCGGGTGGTGCTCCAGAAATGGGGCACCACCTACCCCCCAAACTTTAGATTTATTTAAGGATTTCAAATGGCTTTTCCTAAGAATGGCGTTGTAGAGGCATCAAAGATTGTGCCCTCCGCTTTTGGCCTACTCGCTGTAGTAAAGCCTGAGAACTCTGCTGACGAAGACCGTTGGATTCGTGGGTTCTCTCAAGAGTACGAAACTACTGTAGACACCCTTACAAACTGGGACGACACAGACACTAGTAGCTACGTCTTAGTAAACAACGCAACCGTGAACTACTATGACGAGATTAAGCCATTCTTTATTGAGATAGATGAAGTACGCTCTACTCTAGGATTTCTAGGACTAGACAGAATTGAGCGTCTAAAGCGTCAACTTGAAGGCGTTACTCAAAAAGCTTTAGAACGTGAACTTTGGCACGGCGATATTCGTATTGCTGAGAGCGACGACAACAAGGCACTCATTGGCGGGGCAACTGTTCTAAACTCCGGCACCGCACTATCTCCAAAGCGAGCATTGGCTTTACTAGAACACTCTATCGCTATTGCATCTCACGCAGGCGAGCAGGGTATTATTCACGCAACTCGCGACGTTGTTGCTCTACTATCAAGCAACTCAAACATGCTTTTCCACGAGAAAGAGAAAGACCACCTACAAACTATGGGTGGTACTCCAGTTATCGTTGGAAGTGGCTACACGGGTCAAGGACCGACCAGCGTTACTGACGGTTCTCAAACCCCAACAGCTACAAACAAATGGATTTACGCAACCGGCACTGTCAAGGTATACCTTGGTGATGTTGATGTCGTAAACGACAACTTAGCTCAGGCTTATGATGTCGGTGGAAACCAGAATGACATGAGGTTGAAGGCAATCCGCCCAGCGGCGGTTTTCTTTGACACCTCGATACACCTTGCTGTCCGTGTCGACCTGACCGCAGCTTAAACCAAAACTAATAACCTAAGGAGAATAGCTAAATGGCTACTCAAGATTATGCAGCAAGCATCCAAGGTGTGTCAATCCGTGTCACCCGTCTGGACGCTGCTGGAAACCTACTAACTGGTCCGCAGGACAGCTACACTACCTCGGCCTTCATGCGTGTTTCATTCACCCCAGAATATGAAGAGGGCGATGAAATCACCGAAAAGGGTGCAAACGGTGTTGTATGTGTATCATACAAAGCCCCGGACACTCTAAAAAGAATCACAATGGAACTAGCTATCTGTGAGCCAGACCCAGAGCTTTCTGCTCTACTATCAGGTGGTCTACTACTTCGCAAGAACATTGGCTCTACACTTGACCCTAACAACCAGTCTGTTGGTTGGGCTGCTCCTGGTGTAGGCGATGACCCTGCAGGTAACGGTGTTGCAGTTGAGGCTTGGTCTCACGCAGTATCAGGTGGAAAGCGTAATGGCGTTCTTCCTTACTTCCACTGGGTATTCCCATACGCTAAGTTCCGTCAGTCAGGCGACCGCGTTATTGAAAACGGTCTATTGGCTAACACATTCGAAGGCTATGGTCTAGGAAACGTGAACTTCGCATCTGGTATCGACGGACGCTGGGAATTCCCGGTTGCTGCTGAGCGTCCATACGCTTACGCACGTTCTTCATGGGCACCAGTTGGTCTACGCGGATTCTACACTTGGACTGACAACGCTACTGACCAGGTTGTATTTACTGCGTCTAACGCCCTACAGCCAAGCACAATCACTGTAAGCAACGCTGCTCTTACAAGCAACGTAGCTACTCTAAGATTCAGTGCTAACCCTAACATCCAGACAAACGACCAGATTGTTGTTACCAACATCGGTGAGTCATTCGATGGAACCTACACAGTAACTACTGTGTCTCCTGCAAGCTCAGCTTTTGCTACTGCTAACCTAACCTCTAACGTAATTACTTACACAGGTACTGGGCTAGCTCTAGAGGCCGGCGACATTATTACTGTCACTGGCTACGCAGCAGCTTTGAATGTGTCTAATGTTACCGTTGCTACAGCAAACGCTACTACAGTAACTGTTCCTAAGGTTGGAACCGACGTTCCAACTGAGACTGCTGTAGGTGCTGCTACTGCTCTTCCTAGAATCAGATACAATAAGACAGCTGCAAACGTGGCAGTAACAACCGTAGTATCTCCTGGACGTGTTCAGTTGGTCAACTCAGTAACTGAGGTTCGCCCAGCTTCCCCAGTTGCAACCACATCAATCAGCGATGCAGTTGCTGGAAGCTCATTCAACGTTCCTGGTAGCGTTGCTTACAACCCAGCTAACGTAATCGACAACATCATCACCGCTAACGAAATTGGCTCTCAGAGCGACATCTAGTAGCTGACTAAGTAGGGCGGTGCATCCAATAATCTTGGATGTGCCGCCCGCTTGGTTTCACAATGGAGAATTATGTCTAATAATTTGTGGGTCCAGCCGGAAGACCTAGGCGACTACGCTAACACTGAGTACGCTGCCGAGGCGGCTCAGACTGCGTCGTTTATGCTCTGGGCAATGTCTGGACGTAAATACACTGGCGTAACTACAGTTACCGAAAGATATACCTGTGTGCTTAGAAACAACCGCATGGGACCATCGACTAAGACTAACTCCCCTGTACTTTTTGGTGGAGATGTTTATAACATCCCATCTGGAGACTACGACGAGTATTCAGAACTCGTTGCAGACGGCCTCTCTCCCGACGCACGTATCCGCCTCCGTGGAAGACCAGTCGTAAAGATTATTGCTATGCGTAATAAGACTGGTCTTATCCTAGACCCTTCAAGCTATTACCTAGTAGACCACTCGACCATTCACGTTGTTGCTGGCACTCCTTGGACTCCTTGCAACACAGAAATTACTTACACCTACGGAACTCCTGTACCTGCGGCTGGAAAGATGGCTGCTAGGACTCTAGCTATGGAGTTCGCTAAACTTTGGTCTGGCGACGACGACTGTGCTCTACCGCAGCGTGTAACTTCCGTATCTCGTCAAGGTGTATCGTACACAATCCTAGACAACCAGGAGTTCATTGACGAACTTCGCACTGGTGTCTACGCTATCGACTTATTCCTAAAAACAGTAAACCCTGACAACGCTCGTAAGAAAGCTAAGGTATTTACCCCTGACGTTCCTCGTGCTCGTCGCTACACAGCTAAGCCTTTGTATCTAACTGCTGACGCTGACTATGACATCAACGTTCATGGGGCAACTGCAGGTACTTGGACTTCTACAGGAACTACAGCCAACGTTACTGCTCTTGTTGACGATGTAGGTTGGACCCCCGTAGTAACTCTTCGCAACTACGGCGGGACTAAATCTATTGACCTAGACCCGTCTGCAATAACTGTAAACACAGTTACTAATGTTGTCAGCTTTAGCGTTTCTTACGATAAAGCTTTTGCTGCAATCGGAATGGTAGACCCTGGAACTTGGACGCTATACGCAACCAAGACTATTGCGGGAGTCCCTAATATCAATCTGATTGCTGATGGCAACCTAACTATAAAGATGTACCCTTAGGGATAGAAGGATAGATGAGAGACTTAAGTGGAGTAGATTCCGAGGCATTACGCCTAAAGAACATGCTAGACGGAGTTCTAGAACGTGTAGAGAGCGTCTATCAAAGTTATAACGTTGCTTTACCTAACCGCCGCTACTGGATGATTGGTGAGCCAGCCCTGGACTGCGAGCAGGTTGTTATTGCGTTTGACCAGTTGTATCTAGGAACTCCAGGCGATGAGATTGCTCAACCTAACCGATGCAACGTTCCTCGCACTGCAACCTTCCGTATTCTTATCTCTCGTGAAGTAGCCATCGTTGGCGTAAACGGTAGACCTCCAACAGGAGACAAGATTCAGCAAACTTCCGTACTTCCTACAATTGATGCTTGGATTTTGATGGAAACTGTTCGTGAGTTTGATATGTGGGATGACACTGGCTACGGCCTTGGTGTGGTTGCCCAGTTGCAGATTTCTGGTCCAGATGGCGGGTTCAATACAGTTGGACTTCAGATTACGATAGCGGTTCCATAATGGCTACCCCTAGAACTCGAATCAAGATTTATGACCAACCGCTTCACTTCTTCCTAAATACTCCTGACTCAGGTCAAGGCGATAAAGACAACCTATGGAAGTACATAGATAGACGTCTCAACCGCACTATCATTCGTGCTAAGAGAGACGTTGGTGTTAAGAGCGGTGCATTGCGTGACAGTATTTATAGCACCCATAGGGGTACTTCTGCTGGTCAATATGCTGAGGTAATAGCTCCGCTGCCTTACGCCCTGGCCCACCACAACGGAACAAGGCCGCACATCATTAAGCCTGACAAAGCTCCTCAGTTAGTGTTTATGTCTAAGAGCAGGTTGATTAGAACAATTATAGTCAAGCACCCTGGAACCAAACCTAATAGATTCCTGTTCAAAAATCTAGACGTTTTAGCTGGACTAAAGAGAGTCTAAATAGGCATTTCTAAGCCATAGTACAATAGACGTAGGCGTAATATCAACGCCTTTCCACTACAACTACAAAAGAAGGATACTACTAAGATGGCAAGATTTAAAGATTTTGGCAAAGGTAAAGAAGACGGTTCAGATAGCAAGGAACCAATCAAGTTCGCACTTCACGGTGAAGAATTTGTGTGCCACCCAAGAATGCAGGGTAAGACCCTACTACAGTTCGTTGAACTAGCAAACTCAGATGACGCAGGAGACTCCGCAAAAATTACCCGAGTTTTCTTTGAAAAGGTTATGTCTGCTGAGACATACAAGCGTTTTGATGCTCTACTTGATGACCCAGACAAGATTGTTTCTGTTGAAACACTTGGTGAAATCATCGGTTGGATTATTGAAGAATACGGTAATCGCCCAAATCAGCAGCCAGAGGCCTAACACTCTGGGCGGTTGACCTCTGGCCGTATGTAAATGGTAAAGCACTAGTGAATGGATTGAGACTTGAAGAGATGGAACTCTCTGACATGCTAGATGTCATTCACTACTTCTATGAAGAAGACCTGAATTACGCTAGCGTAGAGCAGGCTCAAATGACTGACGCTAGACGTATCACCATATTCAAGCAACTTTATGGGATTAACTACAGGTATGCGTCTGATGAGATTAAGAATAGGACTGCTGCAGCTAATTCTGATTTCGACTTTGATGACCTTGCTCCATTTGACCCTACCAATGCTGAGACAAAACCATTTGTTCCAGCAACCAACATGGATGAGTTCTCAAGCACTCCGTTTGGTGACATCCTAGATGCTCCAATTAATTAGTGATTAGGAGGAGGTGAACTTATGGCAGTAGTAGGTGAAGCAAAAATCACCGTCATCGCGGATACTAGCCGCGTAAAAGAACAAATTCGTAAAGGATTCCATGGTGCTACTGCCGAGGCTCAGAAGGCCTCCGAAGAAGTCTCTAAGTCTTTTAATAAAGGACTGAACGAAGGGCTAGGTGGTGGTGCTGATGCTTTTAAGAGGCTAAGAAAAGAATCTGAAAGCGTAGCTAGTAGTTTTGCTAAAACTGTCCGTAGAAGCTACGTACTTCAAGCGGGTATTGGTGCTCTAATCCAGTCGGTGGCTGCTCTTGGTAGCGGTCTCCTTGCTTTAGCTGGCAACATGGCTGGAGCTGCATCTGCCAGCATAGCACTAGTCGGTATTATGGCTCAGCTGAAAGTTGCTAGCCTAGTAGGTAAGCAGGCATTTAGCGGAGTAATGCAGGCCGTCAAAGCTGGTGGCACTGCTGCCGGGGGCACTAGTAAAAGTATTAGAGAACTTAAAGAGGAAATGCAGCAACTTGCATTTGCTGCTGAAGGTGCCGCTCTTAGTCAAGAAGAAGCTGCAATAGCTTTAGAAAAAGCAAGAGAAAACCTCGCTAGGGTTCAAAATCTACCGCCGGACAACCGTGCTAGACGTGAGGCTGAACTTGCCTATCAGCAAGCCGATTTGGCTTTTAGAAAAGCTAAAGACAGGAACGCTGACCTTCAAGAGCAGATTGCTAATCCTAAGAAAAAGGGTTCTGGAGGAGCTGCTGGAGCCGACCCGTACAAAGATTTAACCGAGACACAGAAAAAGTTTGCTCAGTATCTAGTTAGCGTACAGCCTCGAATGAAGGAATTAAAAGAGGCTGCTGCATCTAGCTTCTTGCCTGTGCTTACAGAGCAAATGAAAGAGATGTTTAGCGGCGGATTCTTTGACATGCTTGTCGACGGGTTCTCAGAGGTAAGCAAAGGTCTTGGTAAAGCAACGGCTAGTTTTGCTGGAACTCTATTTGACCCGCAAACTAAAAACAATATGGCTGAGTTCTTTAAAAATAGCTCGACTACCGTGGGTACGCTAGGCGGAACTTTAGGTAAAGCATTCGGCGGATTCCTAGCTCTGATGCGTGCTATTCAGCCGCTAATCAGTAGGTTTACTTTATTTTTAGATGCTAAAGCTGACGACTTCGGTAAGAACATGCAAGGCAACTTTGCAAACATTATGCAGTTCTTTAAAGATGCAGGAGATGCGGCCGCTGGTTGGGGTGCAATTCTAGGACGTCTATTTGAAAAATTTAAGGGGATGATTAAGGCTAACGTTGGTCCAGGTACCGGAGGTCAGCTACTACTAGATTTCTTCAATAAAGGAACTGTTGGATTTAAAGGTCTAGATGGAGCAGCCGGAGAATTTGCTCGTAAGCAGCACTTCTTAGCTGCAGCTACAAACCTGAAGGCTATGCTTGACAGTCTGGGTAAGATATTTGGCTTTATGACCGAACTAGGTACAAGCCCTGCAGTTGCTGCTTTCTGGGGAATTCTAGCTGATTTAGAGGGACCGCTGCAAGAAATCTTTGCATCTATTCAAGGTTCTAGCGACGAGCTAGCTATCCTACTGGTTCGTATAGTTGAAATTGTTGCAGCATTTGCCGACGCCGGTCAGTTAGAAACTTACTTACGCGTTCTTGGAAACATACTAGGTGGTATTGGTGCCTTCTTAAGAACACTGCAACCTCTAATGAATGCACTTGGTCCTCTTATAGGTCTTATTGGTGCTCTGGTTACCACCATGCTGCTTCTAAATACAGCTGGTAAAATTATTGCTGGAACATTTTTACTTTTTAGTGGAAAAGTTACTGGCGTAATTAAAGTTCTTAGAATCTATAGAACAGCAATAATACTAAACACAACTGCGGAAACATTTGCAGCTAGAGCTAAAGCTGGACTACTACTTCTTATGACTAAAGAAGGTCGACTTGCAGCTATGAACGCAATAAAAGTTGCATTCTCTGCTAGTAAAAGAACCGTCGAAACCGCAGCCACCTGGGCGGGTGTTACAGCTAAGGGAGCAGACGCAGTTGCGACTGGAGCTGTTGGAGTTGCTTCAGGTATAGCTACCCCGGCAGTAACAGCATTCTCTGTAGCAGTTAACTCAGCTATCTGGCCATTGACTCTTATTGTTTTAGCCATCGCTGCAGTTATTGCTGTAGTTGTTGCTCTTGTATCTTGGTTTAACCAAATCAAAGCTGATAACGTTAAAAAAGCTAGCAAAGAGATTGACAGTAGCTTTGATAGTACTAGAGGCAAAATTATTGGGGTCAAGGATGCTCAGGACATGTGGACTGCATCGCTGCTATCCGTACGAGATGACCAGAAAAATGGAATCAAAAGCATCAAGGAGATGGGTAAAGCTCTAAACGGTACTCAGATTCAGTACGGTAAGGGTGGAAGAACTATAACAGTGTACAGTCAAAAGACGTACGCTGCTAGAGAAGCCATGGACACTTACATGACTAGCCTAGCTAAGCTAGCTAAGAAGAACCTTCCGGAGGCTCAGCGTCAATTCCGTAACCTAGTTGTCTCTAGCGGTATGAACCGTAAGGCCACCGAGGAAGCAATTCTCTCTAACAAGGACATGGTTGCATCTCTAGAGAAGCAAGCCAAGGCTATGGGTGACACCATTATGAATGCTGACGGCACTGTAAACGCTTTGAAAGCTGTTGACTACGCTATCGGTGAAGGCTCTTATGTTCGTAGAAAAGCTGTACTTGAGCAGAAGAAATTTGCTGAAACATTTAAGAATGCAGCTAAATCATTTATTGACACAAATGATGCTATGCAAAAAGCAACAGATGAAAATGGTAAGTTTAGCCTAACTAAATATCTAGAGAATTTAAAGACTCAGGGTACTGCACTCACAAACTGGAGACTAAACATCTCTAAACTTAATACATTGTTTAAAGATAAGAAAGCACTTCAAGGTATTATTTCTCAGGGGGCTGCTGGAGCAGATTTAGTTGCGGCTCTTGCTGCAGGTGGTCAAGCTGCCGTTGATAACTACACTGCTGCAAATAAAGTTGCATCTACTGCAACTGCAAATGCTGAAACTCTTGCTGCCGCTTTTGGCGATACTACTGCTGTAATTAACGTTATTACTAAGCAGATGGGCGGAACTGCTGGCTTAAGAGCTCAAATGCTTGCTAGCCAAGGAGAGCTTGGTGCTTTAGAGCTTGCTGCTAAGTTTGGTATTAGAGATAAAGATATTATTGCTGAGCAAAAACGTCTGCAGGGTGGAGCTGACCTTGCGAGCACTGTAAATCTAACTGCTCAGTGGGATAAGAAAGCACTGACCGATGCAAAGACTAAACTTAAGGAAGGTCTTGGAGACGTCGTTCTTACAGTTGCTGCTGAGAAGAAGGATGGCGGGTTCTTCAGCGTCGGACTATTCAGAGGGTTTAGTAACGGTGGTCTAGTTGGCCGATTTGCTGATGGATTCGGCCCTAGCTATAGCGGTAGAGTTTCTGGCTTAGGTACTGCCCGTTCGGACCAAATCCCTGCGATGATTTCAAACGGTGAGTTTGTTGTAAACGCTCGTGCTACCGCTCAGAATCTGGAACTTCTAAATGCTATCAACGGTAATAGAAATGTTTCTGGAATGGGAAGCGGGATGTCTATTGTAGTCAACGCCGCTCCGGGTATGGACGAACAGCAGGTAGCATCTCTTGTTGCTTACCAACTTAGAAACGAAATGCGTAAAGGTGCGACTATCTAATGACTCCATATGTTGACCCGCAGGGTTATGAGAACGATTCTGTAAATACGGCCTTAACTAAACTACCTAGACCACATCTGACCGGTATGGTTCTAGCCGGAGATATTCGTATCAACGGCCTAACGCTAAATACTATAGACGCTAACAACGTTGTTTGGGTGTGTACTGATATTGAAGGTTGGTGGAACTCATCTGGCGTTGAGGTCCAGGATTACAAGCGTGGTCTAGACGATGGCTCTTACGATGTTCGTGGCCGCTGGACTGCTCGTAGCCTAACCCTTACTGGTGCTATCTTGACCCAAACTCCGTCTCAGGTGCCGGCTGCTCGTCAGGAACTACTTGAGGCTTTCAACCTTGTCTACACTGGTGCTTGGCTATTTGTTGATGAGTCTCCTAAAAAAGCGGCCTACGTTAGACTTTCTGGACAGCCGTCAATCACTAACGTTAGTGCTCGTGGTCGTATAGAGTTTTCTATCCCGCTAAAAGCAGGAGACCCGATAAAGTATGGCTGGGAGGGTCTAGAGTCTGGAGATGGGTTAACCTCTGTCGGACTTACTAATCTAATACCCAATCCTAATTTTGGGACTAACGCTGATGGTTGGGGAGGGTACTTATCTACTACAGTTGCCCGTTCTACGTCTAAGTTTTACTCTGGAACAGCATCTCTCAAAGTTAGTTCGGTAGTTACAGGGTCTCCTGGTGCGTTATATATTG